AGTAGGGTTTATATGGACATGGAGAGTTAGGACAAATTACACAAGGAAAGTGAGCAAGATGGTAACAACACAAATGTACGAACGAGTAGCGAAGAATGTAGGCTGTTCAGTCGGGGAACTTGAAACCCGACATGAGCGAGTCTTGAAGACGAACACCCCTGCGTTGGAGGCTTCCGGCCTCGGCGCAGAAGAAATTGGAACGAAGTGCCTGCGAATGGCGGCGGCTGAATTGCGAAGTGAGAAGGCTAAGTTGGCCCGAAGCGGTTGCAGTATGCTTGAAGGAATGTTCATCAGCGCACCTCGATACAAAGATTGGGGCAAGGTCTTCTACAACAAATACAAAGACTTGCTTGCGAGCCTCGACGGTGAAGCACGAAAGACACTTGTCGCACAGGGTCTTGTGACCCTGTATTTGGTGGACGATTTGGAGGGTGGCTTCAAGGTCATTCACAATCCGAGCCTCACGAACAAACAAGGTTTTGAAGAAGGAGTCGCAGAAATGCACACCGAGAACTTGCCTAAGCAGGCAACTCGTATCGAAGACGGCACAGGCTACTTCGTCTGCATCGAGAACAAGTCCTCTCCTACCTACCCAAGCGGTTCACCGAACTACGCTTACGGAAAGGCGAGAGCCACTCAAGACCTCGAACGCACTTGCCTCTTCTTGGGTCGCAAGGCCGGAGACAAAGGTGTTTCCCTCATCCCGATGAAGTTCCGAGGAGACCTCGCTAAGGTCAACTACCCTACCTTCTCCCCCCTTCGCATTCCTGCGAATTTGAGCAAGAACGGCACTGCCTATGCTAAGGCCGGTGTCAGCAAATACACTCTCGACAAGTCGGTCGAGGGTATCTTTTCGCAACCTCCTTTGGCCTCCGATGGTTCGGGTCTTATCCCCGAAAACATGAAGGTCTTGAAGGGTCTCGAAGACATCGAGTCCTTCGTGGGTACACTCTCCGATAAGGAGAAGTGGGACGCTCTATGCGCTGTGGTTCTTGAAGTCGCACACATCGACCCAAGGGAAAAGGGTGGTGCTATCATCACTCTCGCAGACTTGGACTTGGTCTCTTCGGCTCCGCCGATTGACCTCTATGTGAACGCCGAAGAAGATTCCAAATTGGACTTCGGTGTCGGTTCTCTCCTCGTTGTCGTCGGACAGCCTTATGTCGGTCGTGAAGGCGACGGACGCTTGGCTACGACAGGTTGGTGGTGTGTCGAGAGCATCGGCGTGAGCCTACCCGAAGCGACGGCTGATGAGGAAAACGACGATTGGGAGTGATGAAGAATGAGTTGGGGAGACACAGGAAAAAAGAAGCAAGCAGAAGAAGATGCGCCCGTCTACGGGATTGAGCATTACCGTGAACTGTTCATGCGAAAGCGCACTACTACTGCGCCAATTCGCATGGCTTTGACGGGCAAGGAAAACACGGCAAAGACCGGACTTGCAGTCTCAATCGCAAGAGCGAGGACCGATAAGGAAATCGTTATCATCGACATTGACAACTCTGCTGTGCAGACTATCGCAAAGAACTTCCCTACGGACGACAAAATCCGTGTGGTTCCAATCTTTGACGAAACCGACGCTTCTCTCTTTGAAGAAGATAACACTACGAACTGGACTGCTCTCGTCGACAAGATGGGGTACTTCATCAAGATTATTGGAGATACTGCGAAAGATGGGGACATCGGAGCCGTTATCATCGACGGTGGTTCCACCTTCCTCAAGTGGTGTGAGAACGCCATGACTGATGTTCTTATGAACCGCTCAAAGAACCCAATCAATGTCGAAGACGGCGATTCCTTCAACCAAAAGGAATGGCGTATTCGCAACCAACTGTTCCGAGATGTGATGAACAGGGCGCATCAACTACCTGTCGATGCCGTCTTCTTCACCTTCCACCTCAAAGATGTGAAGCAATTCGCAGACTTGGGTAACGGACAGAAGGGACTAATGAAGGTCGGAGAAGTGCCGGAATGGGACAAGGGAACCATGCGATTGTTTTCGCAACAGATTTTCCTCTCTCGCTACACCAAGAAAGGCGACCTCGCCGCAGGTGTCAAGGCAGACTCCGATATGGACGAAAACACATGGGAAATCCGAGCCAACATCGAAGAGATGAAGGGTTGGAATATGGACCTCCTTGGTACTCAACACACTGTCTTGCGAGTCAGTGATGGGAGTGTGTCTTGGACCGGTCTACCTATGCTCGTTTGGGAGTGAGTCGCTTGACTCTCGACATCAAGGTCGTGAGCGAGCAACGAAAACGCTCCAACACGCACTACGCAGTCAAGGTGAAGGGCGAAATGTCCTACTACCTATGTCGTGGCTTCGATAAATTCGGTAAGCATCCCCAAGTGGAGGCTCCGGAAGTCAATTGCAAGTTGTGTTCCTCAATCTTCAAAGGAAGAGGGTTGGGTTTATATGGACAAGGAAAGGTGGAATAAATATGAAGGGAGAAGTAAAAGAACTTTTGAGACTATTGCAGAACACACAAAGAATGGCCGTGATTAACGGGAAGCCGATGCCGCAGGTACAGTCATGTATCATTTCATGTGGTCCTACCGAAGCAAGTACGGTGTCAATCGTGCGAGACGGTATCACATCGGTATCTGCTATGACTTGCGATGTCGAAGAAGGTGATGGTTCCCTCGTCGTTCCCGATATTGCTAAATTGATTTCAGCACTAAAGACTCATAGCGGCGTTGTGACATTCAATCAAAACAAGGACAGGCTCAAGATTCGCTCGACAGGCAAGCAGACTACGCTGGCCGCTAACAAAGAAGCACTTGCGTTCCCTCACACGACCCTCACAGTGAGTGAGTGGCGAGACAAGTCGCAAGATATGTTCGACAAGATTCAGTACGACGGCTACACGATGAAGGACGGTTCAATCCGTGAATACTTCTACGAAGTGACCGTTCCGGAAGCAATTCTCAAGGATGCGATTCAATCTGCTAATATCAACGGACAGAAGGTAGCGAGGTATGTGCTTACTATGTCTAACGGGAACCTCGGATTGACAGTCGGGAAGGACTTGTATGGCGAGGTACACACTACGCTCGCTAAAGACCAAGAATGCGAATCATTCGATGTGATGTGCGAAGGAGGGTTCGAGAACCTAAACCTCGGTGCTACCCTTAGCCTCAAGTTCCTCGACTTCCGAGAGGAAGGAGCGGGAATACATCTCGTCATTGAAGGCCCATTCGGTTGCGTGTACCAACGGTGCGTGTGAATGGGATGCCTACCGACCTCGCTGATTGGTCGTCTCGACAGACTGACCAAGTGATACAGAATATCGCATCGAGGGGCTTGCTCCTAAGCAGGGAGGAGATACGAAGTGTTCTTTCCAAGATGGGTGAGACGATGTCTATGCGTAAATTGCATCGCAAGATTGCTATTATGGCCTTCGTTTTAGAGTTGGATGAAGGAGATACTTGCACCACAGGTCAAATCGCATACGGAGCCATGAGGTTCTGTCGCCCCCAATCTTCAATAACAAAGGACATGGTGGGTGGTATTATGCGAATAATTGCTAAATGGGGCTATGTCAGTATTGTCGTCAGTAACTTAGAGCGTTGGCCTTCCAACATTTACAGGAGGACTGCACTTGAATAAAATCATTTGTGGGGATATTCTCGCAGAAATGCGAAAAATGGATGATGGGTGCGTGGATTTAGTTGTCACAAGCCCACCCTACAATCTCAAGAACTCCACCGGCAACGGTATGAAGGACGGGAGAGGGAGTAAATGGACTTCTGCCGACGATGGGTTGAGGAAGGGATATGATAAACACGAAGACAGTCTTAGCAGAGAGGAATATATTGAGTGGATGAAGGAGTGTGTGACTGAAATGTTTAGAGTCTTGAAACCAAGCGGTGCGATATTTTTCAATCATAAATTTAGGGTGCAGGGTGGATTGATGGAAGGACACCCGTTCTTAGAACCATTCAATGTCCGTCAAATGATTATTTGGTCAAGGGCAGGCGGTTTTAATTTTAACGACTCTTACTTTTTGCCGACATACGAAGTAGTGTATGTGATGCCGAAAACAGCGAAAGGTGAGGGTTCCTTCCGACTCAAAAAAGGTGGCAACAAGAAGGGTGATGTGTGGAGAATCAACCAAGAAAAGAAAAGTCTTCATCCCGCACCATTTCCTGTGGAATTGGTTGACAATATCTTGACCTCTTGCGAGGGCAAGGTGGTTCTTGACCCTTTCGGGGGTTCGGGAACTGTTGCCGTTTCTGCTATCAAAAACGGTTGGGACTACATTCTCATTGATAATTCGCACGAATACTGTCGAATGGCGGAAGACCGAATTAACAGTGTAGCGAGAGTTGAGGGGGATTGGCTATGAATGAAATCATCGTAGGCGACATAATGGAAATTGACCTTCCTGCGAATAAGTTCCGTTGCTGTGTTACTTCCCCTCCGTACTTCGGCTTGCGAAGTTATGGTGAGGATGGACGAGAGATAGGTAAGGACCAAGCCTTAGACGAATACATCGACGGACTCGTCGAAATGTTTAGCAAAGTGCGAGATTCACTAACCGAAGACGGTACTCTTTGGCTCAATATGGGTGACTGCTACAATGGCTCCGGTGGGGCAGGTAGTGATTACAAAGAAGGTGGTCGCAAGGAGACTCGCAACAAGTATGGTTCTCGCTCCGTAACAGGGATAGCACCCAAGAACTTACTCGGTGTTCCTTGGAGACTTGCTCTCGCATTACAAGAAGATGGTTGGGTTTTGCGAAGCGAAATCATTTGGAACAAGAGCAAGGCTTACCCTCAACCGGAAGCATACATCAAGCGTCCTGTTCCTCGACATGAGACCATCTTCATGCTCTCAAAGAATCCCGACTATCACTATGTACCCGACAACCTATTCAGCGTTTGGGACATGACTCCGGTTAGCAAATCCGGCCATGAAGCACCCTACCCTGTGGAACTACCCATGAAGTGCATTCTTGCGGCCACAGACGAAGGGGATTGGGTCTTAGACCCCTTCGCTGGTTCCGGCACTACTGCCGTCGCCGCACAACTCTCCGGACGCAACAGCGTCATGTGTGAACTGTACCCCGATGTAGCCGAGCGTATGGCTGAAAGGCTCGATACTCTACCCGATGCAGAAGGCAAGGATTGGCTCTAAGGGTTTATATGAACATGGCCCATAGTACGGGACATGAAGAAGAAAGGAAAACACATAGTTGGAGACGCTCATTTTAACAGACACATAGTTGGACACGCTCATTTTAACAGGATTTACGGCCCCTATATGTCAGCGAGTGAGAAGGGCTACCCTGCGATTATGGATGAAGCAGTATATCATTTTTACACGGCCAAACTTCCCCTTCAAACAGTGTGTGTTGGGTACACGACTTTCACTGAAGTCTCCGAAGGAGTATTCTTAGTCGGCAATACATGGGTGCATGAAGATTGGAGAGGCGAAGGTCTACATGAAGACATACTCAAAAGTCGCAACGATTGGCTTCAACACGGACATATAGCAAGCGACATATACACACTACTTAACCCACAGGACACCACTAAGATTCACCAACTACGCCATGTCGTTAGCAAATTGGATTACAAGCCTAAGCGACTGTGGTCTGCTAAAGGCATCCCTCTCAAGGTGCGATTCCAAATATGGCGCAGTGGACTTGAGTTGTGGGGGAAGAAATTTGATAGTTGAGCGTGGTCGTGGGAATAAGGTAGTCGTGCGATACCGTGACCAAGACGGCAAAAGAGCCAAGAAAACCTACGAAGAAAGTCCGTATTGCTATGTCCATGAGAAGGACATACATGATTTGCAAGTACCCTGCAAAGTGGGGAGTGAAACGCACGAAGGACTGTATGGGGAACCTCTACGAAAGGTATCGTTTAGAGACACCGAGGATATGCGATTCCTTACGAGGAGCCAAATGCAGACATGGGAAGGAAACATCAATCATCCGAACCGAGTTCTCGCAAACAGTGGCGACGAGTTCCCCATGTATGAACACCGGATTTGGTACTTCGACATGGAATGGAAGATTGAGAATGGCGAAATAACCATCATCGTCGTACAAGATTCGCAAGAAGGCGAGTTCGTTATGTTCCACCACCGAGACTACGAAGAAGGCCACTACGACTCTATCCCCGCCGAAAACCATCCCTACGGCAAGGACGCCTGCGAAACCGATGGACGGAAGTTCCGTTGCTTTGCTAATGAATCCGATATGTTGGAGGCTTTTGCTAAATTGCTAAAGAAGCACGACCCCGACATCGTTACTGGATGGAATGTAGTCAATGCAGACTGCCAACAACTGTTCAAGCGATTCAAAGTGAACGGCCTTGATGTGCGAACACTATCTCCTATGCGCCGTGTGCGATTTGACTTCGGCGATTGGGCGCAACCTATTGTAGGTATCAATGTCATTGATTTGATGGTCGGATTCAAGAAAATGTGGACGCTAAAAAACGGACAACTGCCCGCTATGTCTCTCGATGCTGTCTCGGAGTTCTGTCTCGGAGACCGAAAAGTCCCGCTACAAGATGGACACGATACCTACTACACCGACTTCGGGACATATCTCGACTATGCAAGGCAAGATGTAGACCTCCTGCCCCGCCTCAATTCCCTCGTCGACGCTCTCGGCTACTTCACTGCTATTCAGCATATCGCAAAGTGTGATATACGCTCGACTGCATTCGTTACACAGGTCTTCACTAATTTATGTCTGCTTGACGAAGACTTCAATTTGAGAATTCCGAGTAAGCCACAATTTAGCAAAGTGGACTACGAAGGAGCGGATATTATGAAGCCTACGCCCGGACTTTACCACAACATCGGCATCTTCGATGTGAGGGCTATGTATCACTCCAATGTCGACAAGTACGGCATTTGCTGGACTACACTCTCCGACGAAGGAGAGGATTGTGGGAACGGTATCAAATTCAATCGTAGCAAGAAGGGTCTTCTGTGCCGACAGATGGACAAAATGACCGAGTTGCGAAACCATTACAAGAAGTTGAAGGCAGACGCTAAGACGGAGGGTGAGGCTCGCGCTTACGATGCTTTGCAATACGCAACTAAGTCTCTCGTCGCTTCGATGTACGGAGTGGCCGGAGATGCGAAATATGGGTTTTACCACCCCGACATTGCCGCCGCCATTACCTACACAAGTCGCAAAACACTTGGGGAGTTGCGAGACCATGCCGAAGACTTAGGCTTCAAAGTCCGATATGGACACACCGATTCAATCATGTGCGAAGTCCCTACTCCCGAAGCCGGTATCGCCGCCTTAGAACA